GACTTGATTGCGCGGGAAAAGCCTGCGGTCAAGCCGTTGATGGTTGCGCTTGGGCAGCTTTCGGCAGAGTGCGGGGATGTTGGCCGGCTAATTTTTGATGCTGCCGAGGACAACCACATCAGTCAGCACGAAAAAGCTCAGGGCGAGAAAGCAATCTTTGAGGCGATCGACGCACTTCAGGTTCTCCGCGAGTCGCTCAAAGCCGCCTGAATCGCAGGCACAAAAAAGCCGGGCTGCAACCCGGCTTTTCAACAACTTGTAAAACTCTGTGGGGCCATTATGAACACGATCGTTGCTCCAAGCAATACGGTCATCATGTCAAGCCGGAAGATCGCCGAATTCACCGGCAAACATCACCATGTCGTGTGCGATGTAAAAGTGATGGTGACTAGATCAGGCAACGTCACGCTGGCTGAACAACTTCAAGGAATTACGCTTTGAGTGTCCAAGCAATGTCATGGGCGCTCTCTCTGCCCACCCAATCCCTGAAAGACTCAAGCGCGCGTCACGTGCTTTTGTGCCTTGCCAACTATGCTGGTTCGAACGGTGCTGGCGCCTTTCCCTCTGCCTCGACCCTAGCTCAAGACACCGGACTGTCCGAGCGCACCGTCCGCTATAAGCTGGACGATCTGGAGAAAGCTGGACTGATCCAGAAGGGCAATCAAGCCATTGCCGCCGTACACATTGATCGTCATGACCGTCGCCCAGTCGTTTACGACCTTCAACTCTCGCGGGGTGCAATTCCTGCACCCCGTACAAACCGGGGTGCAAATGACGCAACGGGGTGCAACTCACAACAGAACGGGGTGCAGCCTGGAACAGAACGGGGTGCAGCGGCTGCACCCAATACGTCAATTAACCATCAAGGAACCGAACAGCAGCCGCAGCGCGATATTTCCGATGTGATCGCCGAGCAGGACCAAGCCGCCATCGATGCGCTGGATGAGCGCCAACGCTTCGCCATGTTCGCTACCTGGGTGCCGAGCGAGAAGGGATTGGCTGATCAACTCGCAATCGCCGGGTTGCCTGCTGAGTTGGTGACTGATGAATTGCTTGCTGATTTTAAGGGCTTCTTCGTTGCCAAGCCTGTGACCGTCGACAGCCCGTCTGGCTGGTGTTTTCGACTGGTCAAGTGGATCAAGCGTGAGCAGGTGAAGCGTGCCGGAGGCCAATCTGCGCCGCCTGACTTCGATGACTCCAGTTGGGCTGATGATCTGGGGGATTTGTGATGGACATGAAAGCGCCGCGTAGTGCTACTCAACTGCTCAGCAAGATGGGAAACCTGCCACCCGTTGCGCTGGTTCAACCGAAGCAACTGCCGCCCGGCACCACCGATGTCGTTAACGCATTGTTCAAAGAGCTACAGGCGATTTTTCCGGCATGGAAACAGGCCTGGCCCGACGACGATGCCTTACGAGCTGCAAAACGTAGCTGGATCAAGGCGTTCATCGTCGCCGGAATCAATACCCTGGAGCAGATCCGGTACGGGCTGCAGAACTGTCGACAGTACGGCGGCGATTTCGCGCCGAGCGTTGGTAAGTTTGTGAAGTGGTGCCAGCCAACGCCTGAGATGTTGGGCGTCCCCTCACACGATAAGGCTTTCCGCGAAGCCCTGGTCAATTTGGACCCGAGCCGCGCCTCTTCCCGAGTGTGGTCGCACCCTGCGGTACGTCATGCGGCGCTCCAGTGCGAGATGCACAACCTGAACAGCTTGGTGTCGGAAAAAGCCAGCAAGGTTTTCGATCGGGCGTACGACATCACCGTCCGGATGCTGGTCCAGGGCAAGCCGCTTGAGGATATCGCCGTCGGCATCGGGCACGACTCGCAGAAGCCCGAAGTGCAGCTGGCCCAGGAATACGGTGATGCGCGGCTACTGGCAACCATGGCTCGCCAATCCATTCCAGTCGACGGCCAGACCGCCCGCGCTCAGTTGCTGTCTCGGTTCGGTATTCGAGAAAAAACAAACATCGAGGGCCACCCCAATGCCTGATCGCCTGCTGGCTGTTCCTGACCCGGAGAACTACCGCTTCGCCGTGTTTTGCTGCTCTTACAAGTGGGATCTGGGGAGTACTCCCGATCACGCACTGGCGCTGTTTGTTGATCAGGCGATGGCCGAGCGTTATGGCGCATCGATGTGACCGAACACCTTTCAAGTCGTCGATCTATTGGCGCCCGCAGGTAACCCGCAATGACCGCCCAAGTGAAAACCCTGACCGTGAAACTTTCGGATGCCGAAATTGAGCGCAGTGCCAAGAAGCTGCACATCCGCGATCTGCGAGATGCGAGTCACCCGGCGTTGCACTTTCGTTTCGCGAAGAATCGAGCGCGCGGTTCCTGGTATTTGCTCAGCAAGCGCACCTGGCACCGGATTGGCGGGTTTCCAGACCTGAGTACCAAGCAGGTTGTGGCCGCGTTGCCGGCGGTGCGCCTTCGGGTTGCTGCCAACGAGGGCTCAACGCTTTCAACCTGGCTCACTACCGGTGAGTTATTGGCTTGGTATGCCGATCGAATGGCCCGCGACCGCAACCTGTCCGAGAAACGCAAAAAAACCGGTGCCTCGGCCATTAAGTGCCACCTGATGCCGCGCCTGGGCGACCTGCCGCTGACCGGCATCGAGAAGGCCACCCTCGACAGCCAACTCATGTGGCCGTTGCAGGAAAGCATTTCCATCGATTACGTGCGTTCGGTGTTCCAGCTACTGGCCCTGGCCTTCCGGCAGGCCTTCAAGCTGGGCCACATCTCGACCAACCCGATGGCCAGCATCAAGTTCAACGACTTCTCCAAGGCCAAGGTCGGGATCAAGCCGTCGCGTCTGCGCGGCGTGCAGCTATCGGGCCTGCTGGAACAACTGGCCGACGTCATGGCGGTGGCGCCGCTGGATGCCATGCTCGCACTGATGATGCTCTGCCACGGCACGCGCATAGGCGAAACCCGGCAGGCGCGCTGGTCGCACATCAGCCTGGCCGAGCGTGAGTGGTTCATTCCGGCCGAGCACACCAAGACCGGTGTCGAGCATCACCTGCCGCTGACCGAACAGGTGCGCAAGGTGCTGATCAATTATCGCGAGATCCAGCGAGCCAAAGGATATGACGGTCAGTTCCTGTTTCCGTCACGCAACGGCAAAGCGCTCAGTGAAGGGCAGGCGAGTGCCGTGTTCGGGCGGTTGGGGCAGGGCGAGTGGACCAGTCACGACCTGCGCAAGGTGGCCCGTACCGGTTGGGCGGACCTTGGCGTCGACCACCTGATCGGCGAGCTGCTGATCAATCATGCGATGGGCCACAACGTGAAGGTCTATATCCAGTCGGACGTTATGGGGCGCAAGCGTGATGCCCTGGAGCAGTGGCACGCCCATCTAGATACGAAGGGCTTTGACCAGATTCATATGTTGACCGGCGTTAGATCCGGAGATTCCGGTAAAGCGCTGGAAGCCACAGAAAACAAGGCCTGCAAGGCCAATCAAGAATCAACCATAGGCGAGGTTTCAAATCATGCAGAAGGGACGAGTGCGTGGCTTTAAGCGAGAACGGATCGAGCTGGAGTCTTGCTCAATTTGCGAGGGGAAAGCGGTAGTCAAAGGGCTGTTTTACGAGTTGGTTTGCACTGATTGCAACGGCTCAGGTTGGGTTGTTAGGGGCAGCAAGTTGGTGCTTTCTTCCGACGAGCTGGTGACCCAACTAAGTTTCAAATTGCAGCACGCTCAGCGTGAAATTTTGGCTCTGAAAAGTGCGAGCCAAATGAGCGGGTTGCAGCGCCAAAACGATAAAGCAAACCGCCTGGGGGCGGGCGGCACTAACTACACAGGGGATTGAGAGCATGATGATTCGTAAACCAGCAGGGCGACCGTTAGGAGATACTGAATACCTGCTCGAGCAGTGGGGGTGGTGGCGGATGGATGGGGCCGGTGTCCCCATCTACACCTCACCGACTTTGGCATTGATGCGTCAAGCGATGCCTCAGGTCTCTGCCAGTCAAAATTACTGCATCACTGACGACTGGGCGATGGCTGTCGACAATGCCGTATCCAAGCTTGCTCATCGAGATCAGCAAATGGGTGACATTATCTGGCTCTATTTCGGTGCTAAATGGCCAATGGTGCGGGTAGGCAAGCACTATGGTATGAGTGAAGGTAAGACCCGTGAGCTTGCAAGAGCTGGAGCTGCTTGGATCGACTGCGCTTTAGCAGAGATTCGCGAAGCAGCTTAGCCAGGAAGGACAACGTATTTTTATTGAAGTGAAGCCAGTCTCGATTTTCACTATCCAGCACTTCAATGAGCATTCTGTCCTGAAGAATCACAGGGAGCACTTCTTCTTTCATTCCAGGGCCTGAGCGAAGCCTTACCCCGTCTCCCTTGACAGTGCGGATACGACTCAACATCTCCACTGGTATATCTCGTTCACACATGTATTTCCTTACTGCTTTGCCTACCTGCCCCGATGTCATACCCGGGGTCAGTTTAGGTTGAAAGAAACAGAGCTCCTGACGTACTGCGCTTTCTATTTGAAGGAAGGCCATGATGAGAATGAGCCATCGGATGACGAGTTGGAGTCGGAATTTCTGTTCGCCAGTAAGCGTTGATACCGGTTTCCCTTGTTCGAAGTGGCCAACAATTTGCCGCTCAATCTCCAGCTCAGCTGGTGTCGCTACGCGGAAATCTCCCGATATCCCTACTGATATCGTTGCATTTCCGGATGCAGCTACGAGATCTGGTATGTCTTCCGAGCGCTCCGATGCAAAGAACTCTGCTAGCGGGGACGCTTGAGTGCTCTCAAAAGCCTGCGCGGCCTGCCGAAAATTATCTATGGAGTTAGCGAAGGAACCAAGCTGCTGAAGGTGTTCGCTAAATTGAAAGCTCTTGGGGAGTAATTGCGCCAATCGCATAGACGGCAGACTTTGTAACGCTAGAATCGAGCGCATTACTGGTGAGCTCTGCAGCGAATGCATCGCACTCATTGCAGGTGAATTTTGGAATGCGAGTACCGCTCTCATTGCTGGTGTGTTCTGGAATGCGAGTAAAGAATCCATAATCGGTGAGCTTCTGAGAGCTTGGATAGCACTCATGGTCGGCACATCCACTAGGCCTTTCACCCGTCGTTTTACATCTTCAGCTATCTCAAGCACTTCTTTTTGCTCAGCCATGAATCCGTTCCTTTCCCTCTCGTTTCCCATAATGAACTCCCCAGATTTGCATGAGGCGGTGGCATTGCCGATATTCGCATAAACTGGTTTCTGGAATCGCCTGGTTATCCGGAGAGCATTGCAACATAAAAGACTTTTCCGCGCGGAATACATCTGTTTTTATAGCAGCGTGAATTGCTGAACGCAGCGCGACGCTTTCAAGAACCCGACCATCGAGTCGGGTTTTTTGTACCCATTTACAAGCCCCGCCATCGAGCGGGGCTTTTTCGTTTTCGGCCCCATGCCTGCTTCCTTGCCCTGTGCGGACAACAGTGACATGGAGGTCGAACCTATTTGAGGACTACAGATGAATACGGAGCATCAAGCTCTCGCTGATGTACCCCTTTGGCTGTTGATACTGTTGAGCATGGCGGGTTTGTCGGGGGAGATGCTGAGGGCATCAGGCAGCGATCTTGGACTGCGTCAGATCCTGCAGCGTGTGGCTTTGCGGTTTCTAGCATCTGGTTTGTTGGGTATGGCCACTTTGCTTCTCGCAATGGCTCTATGGAGCAACCTTTACCTGGCAGCCGGATTGGGCATCGTCATCGCGGTTATTGGGGCCGATGTTGCGGGCGGTCTGTACACGCAGTTTTTGGCCAGAAAAGCGGGAGTTAGCGTCCCACCGCCAGGTGGCAATGTAAGCGGTCAATAGTGCTCTGAGCGGGATAGGAGGCGCGATGTTCAAAATAGGCTTTGGATTGGATTCAGCGCCGCTTCTGTGGGAGCTGGACGACATCGAGCACAGGCAATTGCCTTATGTGCAGATGCTTACAGCAACCCGGCTGGCCCAGCGGGTCAAGAAGGGCATGCTGCCGGTGATGAAGGCCCGGCTTGATCGCCCGACACCGACCACGTTGAACAGTCTGTATATGAAGGCGGCCACCAAGAAAAGTCCTGCGCAGGTCTACTTCAAGGACTCATGGGCGTCCGGTGTTCCGGCTGATGCCTACCTACAACAGGCGGTGAGCGGCGGCATTCGCCCTCACAAACGTTTCGAGAAAGCGCTGATCGCTCGCGGCATCATGCAGGCTAGCGAGTACGCGGTGCCCAACACGCAATTCATGAATCAGTACGGCAACGTGTCACGCGGCACGATGACCAAGATCCTGTCAGGGTTGCGTGCGGCCGAGACGCGGTCGGGCTATCAGGCCAATGCCAGTGGCAGTGCCCGAAGCAAGCGCAAGGGCAATGCCCATCGGTTTTTCTCCGGAGAGGTCGAAGGCACGCGGGCGGTATGGGAACGCAAGACGACGGGTAGGGGCGATGAAGCTCGTCCGGTCTTTGTATTCAGTGCCTCGGCACCGCGATACCGCACCATTTTCCCGTTCTTCAAGATCGCCGAGAACATCGTGAAAGCGCATTACTCAGCAGAGGTTGCCCAGGCATTCGCTGATGCGCGGGCAACCGCGCGCTGACCCTCGCCCGACTGGCAAAAAGGTCAAAAAAGACGGCCTTTCGTGCAGCTTTCGCTTGACAGGCGGGGCCGGGGCAGATGCCAAAGGTACTCCCAGACCCCACCCCCCATAGGGGGTAATTCGGGCCCCGCTCGTTCGCTACGTATGACCCTTTTCTAGAGGTTGGTTGTTGTTATGTCTTCGAAGATCACCACGATCACGCGACAGCCCGGATGGCTGAACAAGAAGAACATGGCCGACAGCCTCGGAATTTCCGTGCAGGCCTTTGATAAATGGGACGTCCCGGCCGTCGCGAAGATCGGTCGCGAGTCGTTTTATGACGCCAGGTCAGTGCTGGACAACCGCCTTCAGCACCAAACCGGCAAGCAGCAACCTGGGGCAATTGAGGTTGATCCGCAGATTGCCTACAAGATCGATTGCGAGCGCCTGCGCTTGCTCACCGAGCAGGCCGACGCCCAGGCGCGCAAAAACAGGATCGGCGAGAAAGAGGTGGCGCCGGTGCCGTTCATGACCTTCGCGCTGGCAAACCTGTCGGCGCAACTGGCTTCAACCCTCAACACCGTGCACAAGAACGTCAAGCGCAAGCATCCCGATATCAGCGCTCGGCACCTGGAGGCGGTGGAAAGCGAAATCGCCGTTACGCGTAACGCTGCCGCTGGGTTGGCTGACCGCATACCGGAGCTTTTGAATGAATTCCTCTCAACCTTGGATGAGGTCGCTGGTTGAGGCTGTCCGCCGTGGGCTGAAAAGCCTTGAGGTCGATCCGCCCATGACCGCTGTGGAATGGGCCGACAAATACTTCTACATGTCGTCGGAATCGTCCTACGGGGAAGGCAAGTGGACGACTGAGTTTTTCCAAGTGGCGTTGCTGAACGCCATGGGCAACGACTTGATCCACGAACTGAACCTGCCGAAGTCGGCGCGGATCGGTTACACCAAGATGCTGATGGCGAACATCGCCTACAAGCTCAAGCACAAGAAACGCAGCATTTGCATGTGGAGCCCGACGGACGACGACGCCAAGGGCATCATGAAAAAGCACGTCGACCCGATGATCCGCGACGTGCCGCTGATCAGGGCCATGGCGCCTTGGTTCGGCAAGAAACACAAGGACAACACCGAAGACCAAAAGACCTTCGAAAACCGCAAGGTGTTGTGGTGGCTGGGCGGCAAGGCAGCGGGCAACTACCGCGAGAAAAGCCCGGACGAAGTCGGTTACGACGAGCTGTCGAGCTTTGACGCGGACATTAACCACGAAGGGTCGCCGACTTTTCTCGGGGACAAACGTCTGGAAGGCGCAACCTTTCCGAAGTCGATTCGCGGCTCGACGCCCAAGCTGGCAGGTAGCTGCCAGATCACCCGGGCCGCTGAGGAATCGGCCTACCTGCTGCGCTTCCATATCCGCTGTCCGCACTGCAACACGGAGCAGACGTTGAAGTGGGGCGGCAAGGACGAGCCGTTTGGCCTCAAGTGGTCGAAGGACGAACGCGGCGAGGTCGACAAGGCGTGGTATCTGTGCGAGTCCGGCAGCGGCTGCGCCTTCGAACACCACGAAATGATCGAGGCCGGCCCGTCCGGGCGCTACATCTGCGAAAAAACCGGCGTGTGGACGCGCGACAGCATGGAATGGTTCGGCCCGGATGACGCGCCGATCCCAACCCCGCGCCGTCTGACGTTCCATATCTGGACGATCTATTCCACGTTCACCACCTGGGTGAAGATCGCCGACGAGCGGGTCAAGGCTGGCAAGGATCGCGGCAAGTTGAAAACCTTCGTCAACACGACGTTGGGCGAGCCGTGGGAAGAGGATCTGACCGAGAGGGTCGATTGGGAGCTGTTGCACGCACGGCGCGAGGTCTACGCCTCGGAGGTGCCAGTGCGCGCCGTCGTGCTGACGGGCGGGATCGACACGCAGGACGACCGTTACGAGCTGCGGGTGTGGGCTTGGGGTGCCGGCGAGGAATCATGGTTGGTTTATCGCCGAGTGCTGTACGGCGATCCATCCAGTGCGGTACTCAAACGCAAAGTCGGGCTTGAGCTGCACCGCATGTTCACCCGGGCCGATGGTGCGGTGATGCGGGTCGAGCGTTGGTGCTGGGACTCCGGCGGCCACCACTCGGGCGACGTCCGGGAAGAAAGCCGCAAGCATGGCGTGCATTGGGTAATCCCGATTTTCGGG